AATTTTAAATAACCAAAAGGGGTAGGTGGGATTTCTTACCTACCCTTTTTTAATATAAAAAAATATGGCTTGTGATTTAACTAGAGGTAGAAAAGAACCTTGCAAAGATGTAGTTGGAGGACTAAGAGCAATTTATTTTACTGACTTTGGAGACTTAGGAACAGTAACACAAGATGCTGATGACCAAATTACTGATTTGAGTGGAACTTTTACTGCTTTCAAATATGAATTAAAGGGGAATAGTAGCTTTGAACAAGCTATAACTTCTTCAAGAGAAAACGGTACAACATTCTTTGACCAAACATTAAATATTACTTTTAAGAAACTATCAAAAGAGGACAACAAAGAGGTAAAACTTTTAGCTTATGGAAGACCTCATATAGCGGTAGAAGATTACAATGGTAATGTATTTGTAATGGGATTAGAACACGGTGCAGAAGTAACAGGTGGAACGATTGTAACAGGTGCTGCTATGGCAGACCTTTCAGGTTACACGCTTACTTTTAATGCACAGGAATTAAAACCTGCTAACTTTGTAGATTCACCAACAAGTGCAGACCCATACGCAGGAATGGGAAGTGCAACTGTAACGGTTACAGTAGGTACAAACTCATAGTAATTATTTACTAGATATTAAAGGGGGCATTTAGCCCCTTTTTTTATGTCTTTAAATTAACAAAATTAACTTTATTTTATTGTATATATATGATAATATTACAAAGTTCTACGAACAGTCAAACCTTTAGTTTTATACCTAGAGAATACACGCAAGGAACTACATATACAATTAAGATAAAAAACGAAACTACAAATACGGAAGTATTTAGTTCAACTGCAACAACATTTACCGCATTAGATTATTACTACCAATATAGTTCTGTTTTTACTTTAGTAGAAGATACTATGTATATGTTAGAAATTAACAATAGTTCAGAAACAGTTTATAAGGATAAAATATTCTGTACTAACCAAAACGTTACAACGTACAACGTACACAAGAACGAATTTACAGAAAATACAGTAGCTAACGACTTTATAGTTTTATAATGGCAAGAAATCACAACAAAAAAGAAGGTGGATTACACGTTTTAAATTTATCTACTTACAACAAACCTGAAATAGTAGAAGACAAAAGAAAAGATTGGATAGCTTACGGAAGCGACAACAATTATTATAACTACTTAATAGACCTTTATACTAATAGCGCAACTAACAATGCTATTATTAACGGTGTAAGTTCTATGATATACGGAAAAGGTTTAGACGCTTTAGATAGTAGTTCTAAAACAGAAGAATACGCTGCTTTGCGTTCTATATTTTCTAACGATTGTTTGCGTAAATCTGCATTAGACTTAAAACTATTAGGAGAAGCAAGTTTTCAAATACTTTACAAAGACAAAAAAGTATATAAAGCAGAACACTTTCCACGTCAAACATTACGTGCAGAAAAATGCAACGAAGACGGAAAAATAGAAGCTTACTATTATCATTACGATTGGTCTAAAATAAAACCAAATGACAAACCTAAACGTATTGCTTCTTTTGGATTTGGTAACGGTAAAGAACCTGAAATAAAAATAGCTAAAAGATATGTGTCTGGTTACGATTATTACTGTCCAGTAGATTATCAAGGTGCATTAGCCTATGCAGAACTAGAATCAGAAGTATCTGACTACTTAATTAACGATGTGCAAAATGGTTTTAGTGGTACGAAGGTAGTAAACTTCAACAACGGAATACCTGACAGAGAACAACAGTTAAGTATTAAGAACGATGTAATGCACAAGCTTACAGGTTCACGTGGAGAAAAGGTAATTATAGCATTTAACAACAATGCAGAAAGTAAAACTACTATTGACGATGTACCTTTAAATGATGCTCCTGCACATTACGAATATTTATCTACTGAATGCTCTAATAAGTTAATGGTTGCACACCGTATTACTTCTCCTTTACTTTTAGGTATTAGAACAGGTAACAACGGACTAGGAAATAATGCTGACGAAATAAAAACAGCTTCACTACTATTTAACAACGTTACCATAAAGCCTTATCAAGACCTTTTAATAGACTGTATTGACGATATATTAGCATTTAATGGTATATCACTTAAATTATATTTTAAGACCTTACAACCGCTTGAATTCATTGAAACAGATAACGCAATAACAGACGAATCTAGAGAAGAAGAAACTGGTGTTAAATTATCTAAAGAAGAATCTTTTAATGATGACGAAGCATTTGATTTGTTAGAAGAATTTGGAGAAGAAGAAAACCTTGACGAATGGGAATTAGTAGATGAACGAGCAGTAGACTATGACCAAGAAGAAGCTTTAGATAAAATGATTGGTTTGGCTTCAACTGGTGCTGCAAGACCTAATGCAAAAAGTGAACAAGATGGAGAAGCTGACGGTTTAAAATTCAAAGTACGTTATCAGTATGCACCTTTAAAAGTAGCTGCAAATAGTAGAGAATTTTGTAAGAAAATGGTAGCTGCAGCTAAAATATATCGCAAAGAAGATATAATGCAAATGAGTCAAAAGTCAGTAAATGCAGGATGGGGATTAAAAGGAGCTGCCACCTATGATATTTGGTTAAGTAAAAACTTTCATAAATTTTATAAAGGCGGAGGGGGGTGTCATCATTTTTGGATGCGTAAAACTTATATGGCAAAAGGAGTAGAACCAGATGCAAAAAACCCAAAAGCAGAGGTAAGCGTAAACAAAGCAAAAAAGGAAGGGTTTACACCTGAAAAGAATGATTCAAATGTGGCTAAACGACCAACGGATATGCCAAACAACGGATTTGTAAATAAGTAAAAAATGGCAGAAGCATTATTAATAGGAAGAGCAGACGTAGTAAAATTTACTTCAATGAACGGAAACGTAGACACGGATAAGTTTATTCAGTACATTAAAATCTCTCAAGACATACACATACAAAACTTCTTAGGAACAGACCTATTTAAGAAGATACAAGCCGACATTATTGCAGGTACTTTAACAGGCGATTATTTAAACCTTGTAAACGTACACGTAAAGCCTATGTTGATTCATTGGGCTATGGTTGAATATTTACCTTATGCAGCTTATACAATAGCAAATAAAGGTGTATTTAAGCACTCAAGCGAGAATGCAGAAAATGTATCAAAAGAAGAAGTAGATTTTTTAATTGAAAAAGAACGAGATACTGCACAATATTATACAGACCGTTTTATTTCTTATATGAGTTTTAATAATACTTTGTTTCCTGAATACAATTCAAATACAAACGACGATGTATATCCTGACAAAGATTCAAATTTTAGTGGATGGGTACTGTAAAAAGAAAAAAAGTAGGTAGTTACAAACCTAAACAAGAGAATGTGCAAAAACTGACACAATACCTTAAAAATATAAATAACAAAAAGGCAAAAAATTTATTGTAATAGTATGGCTAAACAAACTGTAAATATTGGCACAGTAGCAAATGATGGTACAGGAGACCAACTAAGAAACGCTTTTGATAAATTGAATGACAATTTTAACGAAGTGTACGGTAACAATTTTGTAACTGAAGCGATGTTAAATGACAATATTGTAACAAATGCGGAACTAGGGGTAGAATATACTGCTTCAAGTGCATTAGATAATACTGGTGCAACAGTAATTGTGAATAGTTCATTAGCAGATGTGTTTACAATCACTGCTGCTGCTTCACACACTTACAGCTTTACTAATGTGTCTTTAGGGGATGTTAAAAGCTTAGTGATTACTGGAAGTGGAGGAACCTATACAACTGCATTTGATACAACATCAATCACATTTAATAGAATAGGAGGTACTTATTCAGACGCTTCTGGAGTAAAAAATTTAATTCAAATCAAGTTTGTTTCAACAACTGAAGCTTGGTATCAAATTTCACAACCTGCAACATAATATGAAAGCAAGATTACAAAGTGGAAAAGTTATAAAGTATTCAAGAATCCCTAGCGAATGGAAAGGAACAAAACATTATATAGGTGGATTCCACAATGCAACAACTGAAGAACTAGAAGCAGAAGGATTCTTTAATGTTATTACACCTGATTACGACCCAGTAATTCAAGAAATTGACAACCTACATTTTGACGAAGAACAAAACGCTTTTGTTTACGATGTAAACGACAAAACAACAAGCGAAACGGTTGCAGAGCTTAAAGAAATCAAGATTAAAGAATTAAAATTTCTAGCTTACGATAAACTATCAAGTACAGATTGGTACGCTATCAGAAAGGCTGAAAACGGTACTGATATCCC